AGGGCGTAGACGCCTTTATTAGTCCACAAGGTTTATCTTCCGAGACGAGTAGAGCATCAGTAACAACAAAAGCACCAGGTATTCGTGGCATTTCTTTTGGTAACGATAAGTGGGACCATCAACTACTTCAGTCAGATGATGAATGGAGCGCATCGTACGACATGTTTGCAACCATGAAGGGTAGTCATCGTATGAGGCTTGCTTCAGCGAAGCTTATGGGTCAGGCTCTTCCAGATACACCAGATGCCGATAAGAACGACGTAGAAGTAACTAGTGCACTTAGAGATGGTCACCTTAATGGTATTGACTCTTGGGTGCAGAATGATGCACGTACCGCCGTAGAACATGCTATTAGCGCAATGTCTGCTGTACATAATGGTGAGTCATCAGAACATACTTCGTTCAGAGGCATGTCCAACGTCCCCGCAGATGCAGAGTTGATGACTGCTCCTATTGGAGAAACAATCAATATGCCACTAACATCATTTAGTCCGAACCCTGCTACTGCAGAAGCATTTAGTAAGCCCATGGCCGGCGATACGGGTAGTCGTGTTGTTATGCGACTTGCCCCAGGCGCACGCATTGCTAAAGCAGATGGCGACGAGTACCTAACTCAATTCCAGGGGGATAAGAAGAACTGGATTATTGATGCCAATGAATACGTAACTCAAGGTTCATTTAAGGTAACAAACAGAACACAAAAGAACGGTATCACTTATGTTGATGTAGAGCACACGGGTACATACAACCCGTTAGACAATACGGTGAATCCAATAACAGAACCTGCACAGGAGATGTTTGAGGAAATGAAGTCATTTGTTCGTGATACTCCAAGAGAAGGACTATCAAGTACAACACTTCGCCCTGATAGGGGCGTTGCCAAATACACCAAGAAGCTACTTGAAGAGAACATGGATGCATTGCGTGACCTGCCTGTAGTTGGACAGGGCGGTGCAGAACTTGACGACGCATGGGCTAAGGGCGTCATAGATGACCTTGACAAGGGCTCTATCTCTTCCGATGACGTTATGCATGTAATGAACGTCATCATTAATGACATTCACCAACAAATGCAGATGTCTTCAGATAGTCGCAAACAGCAGATTATTGATGAGCGTCAGAAGTTAGGCAAGAAACTACGTCGTCTGTTTCAGAACAACGTGCCTCAGTCAAAATCTGCCGATGGTCGGCGCATGGTACAGAGTTCTTCAGTGGCATGGGTGAATACAGCAGTCAAATCGTTTGCTCATCACTCCCCAACAATCAACACGGGTGGAATGAAGTACACTAATCCCGAACTGCACAAGCGCATCCACACCCAGCTCCTCGACGGGGCTGAGGGTGGTAAAGCCGGCGAGTGGAGCACACAAAAGCAACGCATGCTTGCAATCAAGTACCACAAAGCAGGAGGTGGTTATCGTGAAAGAGTCAGCGATAAGAAGAGGTCAGCTCGCAGAACTAGGCAGAAGTGGACCAATAGTAAAAACAATATTGGTCATCGTTACAACCCTTATGCTTCTTGGAGCGGTCGTGCACTGGCTCAGAGGCAAACAATTGCTCAGCAAGGCAGACGGAATTAAGAGAGTCGTCTCTTCCCTACAGATGAAGGACGCTAGGGAAGCCTTTAGTACTAACCCCTAAGACGGAGACCACAAGACAAGCAGAACTCAGCCCATGGATAATAGCGTCTGTGGTTAATTGGGTGAGTACAGTCCAAGGTGTTTGTTGCCTGCTGGTTGAGGCACTCCCTAATGAACTGAGACAGTGTCACGCCATTCTTCTCAGCGGCTTCCTTCCACCTTCTCTTCTCGGCATCGGTAGCACGAATCAAGACCTGCGTACCTGCAGTACCTTCATCTTCGTCAACAGTGCGAGAGACAGTCAAGGGTGTTGTTTCCATGACCTTGCTCATCGCTGCTGCAATGTTGGTATCTGTCGGTTCTTTAATATCTTCACTCATCTGGTGTCTCCACAATCTCTGCATCTACAATCTCATCTTCTCCCAGCATCTGCCGTACGGCTTCGGCTGGCAGTACCCCTGCTGCACCCATCAAAGAAAGCAATTGTCGTGCTTCGGTCTCTGGGTCAAAGGCATCAACAGCTACCATGCCCCGCTCTCCTGCGAGAGTGGCTTTGATAGGACTGATTTCCTGTACATCCATACGAACATTAACATTGTTTTGTTCCATACCGAGCAACTTAGAGCGCCTATCCATAATGGACAGCACTTGCTGGATTGCCTTCATGTCAGGCTCAACTGCCACCTCTGTGCCATCATCCATGCGCACTTTCCTGTGTTGGGTAAGGGGCCAAATAGCAGACTGCAGGTTATCTAGGCGTTCCAGTTCCATGCGAAGAACCTCAGGATACGCCATGAGCGCCTCACGATTCATCTTCTCAAGCTGTCTCTGAACTGCCTTGTTGACAACACTTGTGCTGATTTCAAACCGACGTGCTATCTCTGCTACTGCTACTCCAGCTTGTCGCATCTTGAAGATACGCAGGTCTCTCTCAGCAAGGAACTCTCTTGTTACTACTTTGCTGTTTCTTTCGTCACTCATGTGGACACTTTCATAAATTCGAGAACTTCAAACGGGAATGTTGAGCCTCTCTTCATTTTAGTAGGCCATTGACGTTCATCTCGCGCACCTCTGAAGTGTTTAACATCGTACACGAAAGCACCCATTGCTGTTGGGTCTGGTGTCAGACTGATACCAAACTCTGGCCACCGGGACCACACAGAGCTACCAAACGGACGCAAGTCACGAGTAGCCATCGTGGAGCCCAATGGAGCATGGTGTTCCAACCATAGGGCGCACTTGTAGTGAGTGCGAACGTAGTCAAGGTATTTAGCAACTTCAATAACTACTGCTTCTGACGTCCTGTTGCCAGGGTCTAGGAACGCCTTGTAGAGAGGACCCATGAACAGAATCTCAGGCTTAATCTCCTCAATTGCTTTCTCCAGTACTTCTCTGTCGGAGTTGCGCATCAGGTCGAGACCCTCAGGCTTGATTAGAAGATATGCCTCACCATGTTGTACGAACCCACGCCGTAGCGACTGTCCCCAAATATTGCGAGATGCTCTACGAATAATGCTCTCAGGGTTTTCTAGGTCAACCGTAAGTGTTCTCACTTGTTTCATGCGCTGGTATGTGAATGGATGAATACCACATGCAGAAAGAATTGCAACCTGTCGTGCAAGCATTGTCTTACCAACACCTTCAGCAGCAACAACGATAACACGTTCGCTTCGCTCAAGCAAGCCTTCGATGACCCAGTCGTAGTTATCTCTATCTACTTCTTGTTGAAACTCTTCCCAATTAACAAGACGACCGAAGTCCACGGGTTGTTCTTGTTTGACCGAACTAGCAATCTGTGATGCTTTAACTAACAACTGCTGTGGTGTTAAGTCACCACGAGTCAACAGGTCGTTCAGTTTGGTTACTGCTGTATCCCATGGTGATACCTCGCTAACGATTTCAATCACTGGACTCGACGGGGCTGGCGTGGCCGGCGCATCAATTGCAAGTTCTATTAGTTCACCAAGCTTCCCTCCGACAGCAAGGAAGTCAGTTACGTCTTTGCCTTTAGGTGTGTGCCATACGGCTACATCACAACCAGCTTTGTGTAGTTCTGCATACACTTTCTTTGCGTGGTCATGACCGGGCTCATCATTGTCTGCACAAATGTCTACCACAGCACCACGAAGTGCATCTGTGTGAATGTCAAGCCACTTACCAGCACCACCTGGCATCGTTGTTGCAGTCATCCCTAAATCATTGAGAGTGTCTGCGTCTTTCTCTCCCTCTACCAACCACACTGGTGAACCATTCTTTACTGCATCTAGCACGGCAGGAAGGTTGTACAAAACTTTAGGAGTATCACCTAGTGCGTACTCCCATCCACCACGACCATCAGGCTTGCGTTGACGAAACGTCTTCTTGCCAGCCCCGTCGACGTAGCGCAACTTCTGAAACAACAGTGTTCCATGTTCATCAGTGAAGTCGTACGTCTTAACTAATGTGAGTTTGTCTTTGTTTTGTGGTTCACGCTTGCTTGGAGGAAATAGAACTGCTACCGATTCACCAATAGATGCGCATATCTCTTTAGTGGAACACGGGTTTCCTCTATGACAGAACACGATGATGTTTCCGTTTGAGTCATCCTCACTAATTGCAAGTGATGGATTGTCGTCATCGTTCCTGCACGGACAGCGTGCTTCCCAACCATTTGCAGTCTCTCTAACGCCATTTAGTTTTGAGAGAAACTCTCCTGTGTGATTAAGCATTGTTCTTACGATTCTTGCGTAGTGCTTTATCTCCCTGTGCAAACACGGAGCCGTTGGCATCACGCATTCCGATACCTGAGAACACTATGCGACCTTCCCTATTGAGACGAATTTGCTTTGTGTAACGAATCTGTGCACGCTCTTGTTCATCAAGTCCACCCCAAATTCCCCACGGTTCCCATTCAAGAGAATATTCCAAGCACTGTATTCTAAATTCACAACCATGGCAAACTGATTTAGCTTGTGCAGTGTTACTGCGCTGTTGCTGTATCTGCTCTCTAGTTCTATCTGTTAGAAGTGGGAACCACCAGTCGGTTGGATATCCAATACACGCTCCGTTATCTGGCGCAAATGCTCCCTGTTCCACAGAGTCTCCCTCTACTAGCTGTTACGTCCCGCAATCCTACGTACATCTTTCGCAGAAAGGAATACCTGAGCGTAATTTATTTTTAGATTTCCACCGATGTCTTTGACAACAACATCTACTGCGTCAGTGTCTATTCCCATGAACGATGCAATCGATGCTTGTGTTAAACGTATCTCTGTTTCAATGCTTGCTATTTCTCCATCACTTAAATCATCAACAATTGTTGGAGATTTGGATAGCTCTGCCATTTCTATTTCTTTTGTCTCTGCGCGCAAACACCAAACGCATGCAAGCTTCGGTGCGCTTGATGCTCGTGCACGGTTCTCAATGTGTCCACATGAAAGTACGTGTTGGTACTCAACGCTTCCCCATCCACCCATTCGGCGAATTTCTACTACGTCACGGCGAGGTGCTCGGCGATGTTCTGTTGACCCTGTCATGACAAGATGTTAGTTCATGGACAACAAAAAAGACCCACCTCGCAATGAGATGGGCCTTTAAAGTCTTAAGAGTTCATACTATGTCCAAATAACACTCACTCTTAAAGATTTATTAGAACGGGTCGTCCTCAGGAACGCTGACCGATGCTGGTGCTTTGCGCTTTGGGGCTGACTGGGTATCTCCCTGTGCCTTTGGCTTACGACGCTCAATTGACTCAAGGCTACGGGTTAGTACACCAACCTCGTCTGCGACCAACTCTACAGTTGAACGCTTGTTGCCTTCTTTGTCTTCCCACGAACGTTGCTCAAGACGCCCCGACACAATTACGCCGACGCCTTTCTCAAGGATGTTCGCAGTATTCTCTGCAAGGTAGCGCCATGCGACAACGTTAAAGAAAGAGGTTTTCTCTTGCTTCTCCCCTGTTGCATCTGTATAGCCATAGTTAGCAGCAACGCTAAATGACAGTTTCGCCACCTGAGAGGTGGTGAAGGTGAGCTCGGGGTCTTGTGTGACGTTACCGATTATTACTGCGGGTGATGATGACATGTTTTCTCCTATCTCGAAAATCCCGTGACAGTGACATTAGCAGTTCACTCTGATAGATTGCAACCCATGAACAATAATAAAAATGAGTTTGAGATTCGTATTGACATTGTAAAGCACATATCGGCGATGCTTCTTGAGATGTCTGAGGTCGGAGATAGCGCTACTGACGCAGAAATCCAAATAATGTTGGAAGATTTTGAAGAGGTTGCAGACCACATTCTTGGCGCTCTAGCCCTTGAAATCAAAGGGATTGATGACGATGGAGTCATTAGTGCGTCAATGAAACTTATGGATATTGAAAAATATATTGAAGATTTATCTGACGAAGACGGCGTTTAAAACCCTTGCCATACAAGGGCTACAGAAAAGACGTTTTTAAAACCCTTGCCCAGTAAAGGTTTTACGATGGTTGCTAAGACCGTTGGAATTGGTAAAATAGAGTTACTCAATAAGTGAGTCGACATAGGCAGACGATTACTACTCCAGTCTGTTGCCCTATCCGCCGAGCACAGGAGAAACCCTTGAAACACCCCGTACGCCTTTTGGCTATATCTCTATCTATCGTTTCCTTAATTGGACCGTTCAAGAAAGCCGAGGCTACGGACTCACCTCCGAATGTAGTTGCATCTTCGTCTTCCACTGTTGTGGAGCCGGCGAGCCCCGACTTCGCTCCCAAGCTGAAGGCAATGTCTCTCATGGACATATACCCAGAGTTGGTTGCACAACTCAAGTCACACAAGGGTGGCTCTATTGCTTTTTGGGAAGCGGTGTCATGGTGCGAAACCAACCATAAATGGAATGACGGTGGTTACTTTTCTGGTGGACTCGGAATGGCCCAATCGGTTTGGGAAGGATATGGAGGAAAGCAATTTGCTTCTCGCCCATCCAAGGCAACTAAGGAAGAACAAATCATCGTTGCTAATCGGATGGCGTTCTTCGGTTATCAAACTAAGAACATATTCAGGACCCTTGATGACAAACTGAATAATAGACCTTTCTTCCGACCAGCAGTTGGTTGGCGCTCAGCTAGCAACTGGGGTCGTACGTGTGTTAATTGGAAGACTCGCAAACCTAACCATGTGAAGTTCACGGAGAGCGGGAAGACGTCCGCTACCGGGACCCCCAGTAGCTCCGGAAAAGTGTCAGCAATGAGCATTGGTTCTACAGTGAAGCGTTGCCCTCGGTGGGAGTCAAAGTTCCGTGCTATTGGTCTTAAACCAGTAGATAGGTTCTCTTACATTGCTTGGAGAGAAAGTAGATGTAGCCCGACTGCTGTGTCTCGACTTAATCGAGATGGGTCTCGTGACTATGGGCTCCTACAAATCAACTCCTCCTGGAAGTCTGTTACAGCGAAGGTGTGTCATGCTAAGTTTGGGAACATGAAAGTCTTGCTTGACCCAATGTGCAACATCAAAGTTGCTCGCTATCTACTTGGCGACGGAGATGGTCTCTCCAATTGGAATAGCACCAGCGGACTCTGATGTGGTGGTCGTGGCTACTTAGTGGTCTGGGTGTCACGGGGCTATGGCTCGTTGGAAAAAAACACTGGTGGGCTTGGGGTATTGCGTTTACAAACGAATGCCTTTGGATGGTCTACGCAATCGTCACTAAACAATATGGATTTATCTTTGGTGCGCTTGCTTACGGTTGCGTTCATGCAAAAAATGGAATACAATGGCGTAATGATTCTACATCCCAAGAAAAAACTTGACATCATTGCTCGCTCCCTGACTCGTTGCGGTATTCCTTTGTGGCATGGAATGCCTGAACTAATACTCAAAGACCTTAAAGCAAACGGCTATGTCCTCAAGAAGAAGCGCAAGTGAGTCGCAAGTCTCTTATTGATACATGGGGAATTGAAGTAATCCTTTCCTGTAAATGTGGAACCGTTCCTTCACATGCGATGGATTGGCGAGAAGCAAAATGTCCTGTCTGTCGAGAAAAAATGGAGACAGTTGTTAAAAACCATGACGAATACTATGGAGATACTAATGGAGATGCCTGACCTTCCCCCTGCCGAAAAAGCTGCAGAACAACGCAAAGCTATGAAGTGGTGGATTCAACACAGTCATACTCAAGAGGACAAGATTGAAGCGATGCGTCAGAGCATGCGTGAGATGCTTCCGATTGTGATGAAGTATTACTCACAAGAACTGTGGGCTGCTGGATGGCTTGACAAACTTGAAGAAGTTCTTCCCCCGCAAGACGAACTAGTAGTAGGCCGGGCCGCGGGACTACTGGGAGAAATTCCATACTGGGATACTGACGCACCAGAAGATGAAGAGGGTTTCAACATCGGTTGGAAGAAGTTCCCCTTCTAGGGTGTATGCTTCAGATAAATCTATCTAAGGAGTATGCCGTGGCACACGAACTTGAAATGACCAAATCTGGAGCAGCACGCATGGCTTACGCTGACCGTGAAGTTCCTTGGCACCGCCTTGGGACAGCCATGAAGGGTTTACAGACCGCTGAGGCGATGCTGAGTGCCGCTGGAGCTAACTTTGATGTGGTCCTCACTAAAGTCGCTGCTGTTGATGACGACGGTGAGTTCATTCGCAATCCGGATGGTAGCCCCGTCATTGTTGATGACAGCCGTGCAACAGTTCGTGTAAATGACGATGGAACCTTTGATGGGCTAGCAACAGTAGGTACTCGTTTTGTTGTTCAACAGAACAAGGAATGCCTTGACCGTGCACTTGCTATTGTCGGAGCGTCTAAGGGTGATGCGATTGTAGATACATGTGGTGTTCTTAACTCAGGTCGTGAGTTCTTTGCCTGCCTAGACCTCGGCTCTTTAATCATTGACCCGACTGGCATTAATGACAAGATTGGTCGCTACCTGCTTGTTCGTAATGGACATGACGGCAAGACTGCTATTACATATGCAAACACAAGCATTCGTGCCGTCTGCAAGAATACAGTTATTCAAGGACTTGGCACTGCTCGCAGTACATTCACCGCTCGTCACACACGCAATGCTGAATCAGCAATTGAAGATGCACAGAACGTGTTGGAAATTTCTACTGAGTGGGCTCGCAGTTTCAAAGTAATGGCTGAACAGCTTCTGGCCATACCAGTCCCGCCAGGCTCTAAGAACCTTGAAAAAATCATCAATGGTGTGTTTCCTGAGAAGCCATCCGAAACAGATGACCAACGAGAGAATCGTCTTGAGATTGGAATGGCTGTACGTAGCCTCTATCACAACGATAGAAATGCGGGCGGATTTGGATATAACGGATGGTCGGCATATAATGCAGTTGGTGAATACCTCGACCACTATAGAAAAGCAAAGCCAAATGAACGTGCGCTTGCCTCTATGAACATTCAGTCGTGGGTGTCTCGCAAAAAGACCGATGCTCAAGGAATTATTCTGTCACTCGTTTGACATATATTCATGGGATAATTTAAACACTTGCCGTACGTCGGTAAGATTGGAGCAAGCAATGGACGATTTCGACGACGAAGAGCTCGGGGCTGAAGGTCTTCCTCCTGAGGTGGTTGCTGAGTTCATTAGCACATTCATCACTCACGCACACAATGCTGAAGCCATTTACCGCCGTCACTACTGTGATGTAGTAGCAGGAAAGGTTCATAACGAGTTTGGCACAGAAGGACTTTGTGAATTGATGATGGCAATGGACAAGAGAGCCGAATGGATTTCTGACATTCTTCTGGAAGCCCCGGACTTGGAAAACATTGCGTTCAAGAAGTACGGCGTTTACGATGGAGAGATTGCCAAGAAGGCTCGCAACACAAAGGCTCTCGCTGAGATGAATGAGAAGTTATGGCGACTGCGCCGTAAATACGCTAAGTTGATTGTTGACGAAATCATGGGAGACATTAATGTCAATTGATGACAGCACAACAGTGCCCTTTATGGGCTCTATAGACGCAATGATTAGTAATCGGATGTCTCACAACTGGCAAATGAGTGAAGCGCTCATGTCTCGTTGGACAGTTCCGCACGGGACTCCCGTAACAACTAACAAAACAGATTTTAAATGTATCTCATGTGGCTGTCTAGCAAAAGAAAATCATGAGGAATGGAACTACCCGTGTGGTTCTGTGCTTAAAACCGTATCTGCTCATATTGCTAGGAAAATGTTGCAAGAACGAGTTGAGCGTGAATGGTCACCGCTTCTTCATAGCAAGTAAAACAACTACGGTTGCCCATGCTGTTTCTATTGCTATAACAAAAAGCACCTTACTCATGTCTTCACTCTAGTCCTTACTAGGTGTAATAGCAACCTATGAGAGAAACTTTTCCAACAAACTTCCTGTTATGTC